ATGCAGATATGGGCAGAACCTGAAAAATCGGCTCTGCCCATTTGTAACTATTCATAAATCTTATATCAGTTTTTAACGTTTACACAAAACTTGAAACGGTCTCCATCCAGATTAGTTTCCATATTTGTAAAGGCCTTGATACGATATCCACTGTAGCACATGATTAATAGCATTTGGACAACGAAATCATCTTTATTTTTCCACAATATTTTTAATTCCTCATCAGTGAATGGCACCCCACTTTCATCATCGTCTGGTATAGGAATAAATAAAGCAGAGGAGTAGTCTTTATCCACTATGTCGTATTTAATTGCGTATTTGTACATCTGGTGCATCAGAGACACAATCAATTCCAGAGAGGAATGTTTAAGAGGACAAGCATTAAGAACATCCTGTAAGTCTTTATATTTAATTTGACCAAACTGTATATCATGTAAAGCAGAAGAATTTTTAAACGCTACTTGCGTTGAAGACATGGAAGAAGTCTTTTTATTTCCGTTACGTAGCTCATTACGGTACTTCTCTTTATAGAAATCCTCATATACTTCTTTAAAGGTTGGAGTACGGTCAATATAAACGCCATTCTGTATTTTGATTTTTCCCTCGTTTTCCAGCTTACGTGCTGCCAGAATTTCATAACCTTCATCCCATGTCTCAACGTAGGCGAGAGCTTTCGGTGTGACAGGTCCTTTTGAGGTGTATTCAGTTACTGGTGGGTATACGCCATACGGTTTATAGCGTCCTTTGCCGAGATATTTTATTGATCCGAATCCGTTCGGGAGCTTCTGGTGTTTCTTTCTTCGTGCCATATGTACCATCCTTTCTGATTTTGGGTATAAAAATAACAGCCAGCAGAGAACAGGTGTTCCGCTTGCATTTGGCTGCTCCGAATGATACAATACGTTTTGTGAGAACTTCTGTATCATTCAGAAGGATTGCCCTTGGTATTACGGTACTAGGGGCAATTTTATATTTAAAAATCTAATTTACTTCCTTTGGATCTATTACATCTCCAACATAATGTTTGCAAATTTTCAACAGATGTGATACCACCTTTTGAAATTGGAATAATATGATCGACTTCAAGTAATAGGTTTGGTTCATTTTTTTGTGAAGCACCACATTTCTGACAGGTGTAACCATCACGTTCCAAAATACTTTTTCTTAATTTACTTGTCATTAAAGCTCTTTGTCCAGCAGCACTTTTTTTGAATTTTACTAATTCTGACAGATAAACCACAAACCGGTTTAAATTATCAAGGTTGAAAACGACATCACATTGTGTTGCGGCATTACCACCAGAACTTGTGTATTTGAATATGTACTTTGGAAAATAAATTGTACTTAAATCAATAGGTTCAAAACCGAGTTTTTTCTCTAAATTTTTTTTGTCAAATGTTTTAATTAAAAATGGGATTTCGGAACTGATTCCATTGATAATGTTGTTTTTTTCATTTACCAATAAGTTTTTACCATTTTCAGCAGCTTCAAAATTATTCAGCATATTTTCAAATTGTTCAAGGTTTTCCTCGGTGCTCTTAATATTAAAATATTTGCATACATATTTAAATGGTTGCTTTCGAGCTGAATCGCAAACACTTCTTGAACAGTTACAAATATTTGGTGCAAAAACCTGTTTTTTCAATTCCGGACGCTTGTAATTGTAATTACTTGCATCTTGATAAGATGCTTTTCCATAATCTAGCTGATCTATTCCTATGTGGGTTCTTTTTAATTCATAAATATGATCATTAAGGTCATTGCAGTCTTTTGTATATTTTTCAATTTTGTTTTTCAATTCAATAAATGAATTGCTTCTATAGTATATTAATTTATACAAAAACCAAGCTAAGATTAATAAGATAATAATGACTAATAATGGCATAACAAAAATCCTCCTATTTTTCAAAAAGTTTTTAATCGAAGCTCTATAAGAGCCTGTTCATATCCAAGCAACCTGGAAAGCTGCTCGGTAGTAGTTTGTCGGTTCTCAAAAATGATTTCATCCGGGATCAGAAGCTCTGCTGCAAATGTGTTTGCTTCAATTTCTAATTTTGATGTGAGCATGAGAGTTTTATTCCGGATAAAATAACAATTTTCTTTTCGATGCATGATAGCATGTCCAAGCTCATGAGCCATGACAAGGCGCATCTCATTTTCTTCCAAATCCTCATTCAGAAAGATGCATTTGTGGTTCTTAAGAAACATGTAGCATCCGGCTTGACTTCCAAGCTCGCCGATCTGGACTTCTACATTCAGACACTCTGCAAGCTTGTATGGATTTCTCGTATTGAATTTTTTTACGTAATAATTTACTAACTGCTTTATGTCTTTTCTCAATTATGTAGCACCTACTTTTTATTCTTATTAGGATTGTACTTCTCTTTATTAATAGGTTTTAATCTGCGCATCATTAACTCGATTTGACCGAGTAATAGTTCAGCGTCTTCTTCCGGCACCGGCTCTCCATCGTAAGAGAGAGGTCCATCTGCACCGCTCATTAATTTTTGTCGAATGTTTTCCATGTCTTTTGCAATGTCTCGTTCGTCTTTAGCTGAAAGCTCATTATTGCTATCGTTTTGCTTATGGACATCTCCATTCATTAAATAATCAATAGTTACATTGAAATAGTTTGCAACTATGCTTGCCAAATCCATTCCACATTTTGAATTTTTCTTTTTCCAAGTACTTATCGTTGATTGGGAAACACCTGTTTCCTTGCAGAACTTATAAGCACTTATTCCGTTAGATTGTAATAATTGCTCAAAAATCTCATACATTAGTTGTCCACCTTTCACAAAATTAAAATACTTTGCAAAAACGTAATAATACTTATTGACAACCGAAGTAAGCGGTGCTATAGTACAAACATACTTAATTGAACCGAAGCAAACGACCAAGTAAAATTCGATTCAACGAACTACTTCGTAAGTGTTATAAATATATTTCGTTTTATTAAACTATATCACTAAACCGAAGTAAACACAAGTATAAATAACATACAAAAAGGAGGGATATTTTTGTCTAAAATGTATACCTGTGATGAAGTTGCAGAGAGATACAAAGTCAAGGTTATCACAGTATGGGAATGGATTCGCAAGAAAAAACTTAATGCAATCAAGCTAGGGAGGGAATACCGAGTTTATGAGGAAGATCTTATTAAGTTTGAAAATGAGCGGAAAACCATTCCGTCAAAATAATTACCACAACAACAGTCCAATAAGTAGGACAGAAAAATAGTCCCAAGTGCTGGAACACTCAGGACTATATAGGTTATATGAGTTCAAAAACTACATTGCCGCTTATATAAGTACGGCTGATAACTATATAACCTTCCGCTTCAAGCTCATTGATAGCAACTTTGGCGGTTGCATCGGAAAAACCATTTTTGATTAGGTAAGAATTTGAAAATTCTGTTTTTTCCGTATTGGCTTGAAGAATCTCTAAAGCTTTCTCAGAAAGAGAAGTCATATATGCCACCCCCTTCCAAAGGCGAGATTTTCCTTTGAAAGCCTTTCCGTATGATGTGGCATAAAAATTTTAACATTTTGATAAGCGAAAATCAACTTAGAAACATAAGAAAGGCGAAGTAAAGACAGATTAAGAAATGTAAGCAAAAAATAATATGAAAGGAGAGATATAGGATGAATAAAAGAACAGAAATAGAAATCCTCCGCCAACAGTTGGAGTTGTTAACAGAGGATTCAAAGAACACGTACCCAGCCACGAACGCATTGAGCAAGAATTCAAAGGCTATGGTTCTAATTAGCAAAGAATTATTCAAAAGAAAATGCTTTGCCGCCATGCTCTTTATCGCATTTTGTTATCTTATCAAACGCTTCGCGATACATGGCAAGTAATTTTTCGGGAGAATCTCCCGGAGTCGCATTTTTCTTTACATAAAGCAAAGAAAGTTCTTCGTAAAGAGACATACGCACGAAACCACCTTTCTTATATACTCGGACGTTGCAGCGTCCTGTAAGGAGATTGTACCATGTGCGTAAGAATAACAAAAGAAGGGAGAGATAGAAAACATGTTTCATAGAAGAAATAAAGTAGCTGTAGAAAACAGTTACAGAGCACCTATATATCCTGCACCGCAAGTTGGATATGCAAGTTCTACAACCATTCAATCTGATCGGGTTTTAGTTCAATTTTCTGTGCCTGACCACGAGTGGAATGAACTTGAAAATTCAAAGAAGTGGAAAGGCTTTGTAAAACGTCTTGAGGAATGTCAAAGAGAACAAATCCGGAACAAGCACTTAACTGGGCAATGTCGACAGGGAATTTGAGGTCAAATTCAAAATACCGATGAACAATTTTAGAAAGGAGTAATGGAGAGTGAGCCAACGCTTAACAGTAAAAGAAGCCGCTGCTGAGATTGGATGCAATGTGGAATACCTTAGACGCCAGATGAAAGCCGGGCGGTGGGATCTCGGAAGCGTGATAAAGCCAAATGCGAAGGTTAAGAATTATCAGTATTTTATCTTCCGGGCAAAGCTGGACAAGTTTCTAGGTATCGAACCAAGAGCAGATAACGAGGAGGTGGAAAATGAAGCAGATCAGTAAAGTATTTACATCAGTAGGGATTGGAATCATGTTTCTGGGTGGAATGCTTGATGCGGATGGAACGTATTATGTTTTTCTGCTGATTGCAATAGCTCTCGGTGCGGTGGTTGCACTTATTGGAGTTGCGATCATGGATGCGGATAACCGTCGGGAAGAAAAGCGGAAAGAGAAGCAGAAAGCATATTTTATTCACCAGAAGGACAAGCTTGACGCTGATGTTGAGTTCCTTGGGGAATTTGAGGACAAAAAAATAGCACCCTAAATGTTTTGGCGAACTCAGGTGCTATTTAAACGTAGGAATACAAAAGTATTTCTGCGTTTATTGTAACACGTAGTTAAATTTTTGGAAAGCGTGATTTTATGATTTACAGAAAATGCAGAATCTGTGGATGCAGTTTAGATCCTGGTGAAGGAAACATGTGTGAAGAATGCCGGGACGAGCAGTACATGAATCAACAGCGTGAGAAAGCGGTCAGATGCATGGTTTTATCTACAGATTTTAGACAGATGGAAATGGAGGAATTTTTAAATGCCAGCAACTAGATTATGCAGAACGGATGCCGGAAAGTTAATTGACGGACTTAAGGATTTATCGGCATTACTTGAAAACCTTGGTCTGGAAGATGGAAGTGTAAGACTTACGGCAGACGGAGATATTCGTGGAATATTTACCTTAGACAAAAATGTTCTGGAAATCATTATTGGAGACGACCAGAAAGAGGAAATGGTCAGGTACCGTGTTTAAGTCCGTGGAGGTAGGAAATGTACAGTGATTACATACCGGACAGTCTCGATATGCTCGAAGAGTACGAGAGGGACAGAGAACGCCGCCACAGATTATATGAGAAACAAGCCAGACGTGAAGAGCTGGCAGATATTGAATCAGAGGAAGAGAGGATAAAAGAAAGATGGAAGAATTTGAAAATTTAATTGTGGAAAAACTTATGTCCACTGAAAGAGATGGAATGAAAGATTTGATTGCAGCCATGAAAAATGATGGATTTTTTACGGCTCCGTGTTCGGGTTCTAACCATTTAGCAAAAGAGGGAGGTTTAGCAGAACATAGTTGGAATGTTCTTGGAATCATGCAGGATATGTCATTTTTATTGACACAAGGACCAGAAACTTTATCCGATGAAACACAGAATGCCATTATCATTTGTGCTTTGCTGCATGATCTTGGAAAGATGGGAGATTATGGAAAACCAAACTATGTACCTAATATGATCAAGAGCCGGAAAAAGGATGAAAATGGAGAATATCCATTGGTACAGTCAGAAGCAAAACCATATGAGATAAATAAAGAACTTCTGTATATTCCGCATGAAGTGAGAAGTATTGCGATTGCTGAAAGATTCATCAAGCTTACAGAGGAAGAAGAGCAGGCTATCCTTTGGCATAATGGATTGTATGGATCGTTTAAATATGATATTTCCGGTAAAGAAACGCCATTGTATCTGTTGTTACATTTTGCTGATATGTGGTCAAGCAGAATTGTGGAGGAGAAGTCATGAGTTTAAAAGAGAAACTGTTGTTTATACAGGTAAATTTGAAAGCTCCTAAAAATTTATACAACTCTTTTGGCAATTACAATTATCGTAATGCAGAAGGAATTTTAAATGCTGTCAAACCTTATCTCGACGATAATAAAGTATCTCTTACTTTATCAGATTGTATGGAGTGTATTGGAGATCGAATTTACGTAAAGGCAACAGCAACATTGCATGACTGTGAAAGTGAAGAATCCATAAGTGTTACTGCTTACGCAAGAGAGGCAGGAAGTAAAAAAGGTATGGATGATTCACAGATTACCGGGACAGCATCCAGTTATGCACGCAAATATTCCTTAAATGGTCTTTTCCTTTTGGATGATGAAAAGGATGCAGATTCAGATGAATATAAAAAACAGGTGGAAAGACAGACAGAGGAGCAGGCTTTCAATGAAAGAGTAGAAAAAGAAGGACATGAATTGGCATCACAGGCACAGAAAAATTGTATTTTCGCAATCTGCAAAAAACATGGTGTTGATGTCAAGGAGCTGTATTCATCAAATAATCTCGATGAAAAGAAATTAACAAAAAATGATGCAACGAATGTAATTAGAAGTCTGAAAAAGAAATATGGTGATGATTAATGCATGCACTTGTAAAGATTAACCAATACCGAGAGCGGAAAGACGGAACAGACTTGGTTGTATCTGTTCCAGATCTGAAGCTTGGGGACATGTTCCAAAGAAAGAAAATTAGAAATGCCGAGATCAGGTTTGATGATGGCAGACATATATCTGCAGAACAGAGAAAAAAGGCATATGCAACTATCAGAGACATTTCAGATTGGACAGGATATCTTCCGGAAGAAATGAAAGAGATATTGAAGTATCAGCATATGATGCGTACCGGTGATGCGTATTTCAGTCTTTCCAACTGTTCTATGGACACAGCGAGGGAATTTATCAACACGATACTGGAATTTGCCCTAGAGAACGGAATACCGCTTTCTGACAATGCAATAGAACGTACAGATGACATAGGAAGATATCTTTACTACTGCCTGTTACACAAAAAATGTGCAATCTGCGGAAAAGATGGAGAGATTCATCATGAGGATGCAATCGGAATGGGTAATGACAGGACAAAAGTAGATGATTCCAGTTATAAAAAAATCTGTTTGTGCAGAGAACACCACACACTGGCACACAGCCTTGGAGTGATCCGGTTCAGAGAGATGTATAAGGTCTATGGAATTGTTGTAAAGGATTTATAGGGTTGAAACACCTTGCCAAATGGCAGAAAGAAACCTATTCATGCAGAAAATAATATATCACGAATTATTGGAAGCTGGTTATTATCTCCGGGGTTAGTCCCGGAGAGGAAAGGGGATAAATGAAAACAATAAATGACATTCCCTGCGGACATTTTAAACCATTACCGAGACTTTATAATCCATTTGAAGATAGAAAGCTGAGAAAGCAGATAGAGACAGCAAATACAAAGGATGACTGCATTATCAATGTTGGAAATGGATATTACAGACCAGTTCCGGGAGATCCAGTAGATGAAAAAGAACTGGATGAATATCTTTCAAAAGAGCTGCACCGTGCAAGAGCGATACTGAAAAAACGTTTAAATATGAAAATGACATTTGAAAGGTGGCGAAAAGTTGGAGTACCTACTGATAATACCGGGACGACTGGATAACTTGAATGATTTTATCCGTGCTGATAAGGCAAGCAGATATAAAGGCGGAGAGATGAAAAAGCAGAATGAAGCTATTGTTTCTGTGTGCATCAGAAAGTGCCTGAGAGACGTAAATATCAATAAAAAAGTATTTATGGAATATCTGTGGGTGGAAAAGAATAAAAGGCGTGATTTGGACAATATATCGTCATTCGGCAGAAAAGTGATCCAGGATGCATTAGTTAACTGCCATGTATTAAAAAATGATGGCTGGGAGCAGATCTGTGGATTCTCTGATGAATTTCGTATAGATGCTGAAAATCCACGGATTGAAGTTCGGATTCGGGAGGTGGAAACTTGAACTATTTAGCTGAGATAAAAGCATTTTACGACAGGCTCGAACTAAACCCGCAGCCCAACACTGCAATCGCCTTATGGCATGCGTTAATGTCCATAGCGAATAAAGCAGGGTGGCCAGATACGTTTACGGTAGCTTCGTCAGTCCTTGGACTTCGGTCTGGATTAAATGCATCAGCGTTAAAGAGAGCGAGAAACAAGCTTGCTACAGATGGGTTCATCGAATGGAAATCGCGCGGTGGGAATCTTGCAGCACAATATAAAATAAATAGTCTTGTGGTTCAAAATTACAGTAAAAATGCACCACAGTTTGAACCACAAAGTGAACTGCAAATTGCACCACAGTTTGAACCACAAAGTGAACCTATTAATAAACAAAGACATAAACATAAACAAAATACACCCCCTATATCCCCCTTGGAAAAATTTAGAGTGTTTGCCGCAGTCTATCCGAAACGGTGTACTGGTTGTCTTGTTGAAACAGAATACTGCAATGCAGTACTGGCTGGTGTACCGGAAGATGATCTGGTATTGGCCGCACAGAATTATGCAGATATATGCAGACGGGAGAAAACAGCAGAGCGGTATATTAAAAAGCCGGAGAACTTTTTACGAGAGAACTCGTTTATGCAGTACCTGAAAGGAGAGAACGATGGATCAGTTGGAAGAGATACTGGAACGCATGAAAAATCACTCAACGATCTTATGCAGGAATGCGGAGACACCGGAGACTTCCAAGGATTCTGATGTGTGTCCAATTTGCGAAGGTCGGGAGTGGATCTTGAAAATAAAAGACGGAGTTGAAATAGCAGTACCGTGTAAGTGCCGTGAGAAAGCGGTCATGTCAAGGCGGTTGCGATTCGCAGATATACCGGAGGCATTCCGTGGGATGGATCTGAGATCGTTTCGAATGGATGTGTACAGGAAGCAGGAAAGTAAAAAGATGGTGTCAGATGCCTGTAAAATCATAAAAACCTATCTGGATGATTTTGAGAGCCAGAAGGAAAGAGGCATGGGACTGTATATCTGGTCAAGGACAAAGGGAAGCGGCAAGACGAGGATTGCTGCCGGAATCGCAAATGAGCTGATGAAAAACTATGCAGTGAAATTTGCGGTGTCGCTGACTATCCTGCAAGAGATCAAGAATACATGGCAGAGAGATACAAAATACAGTGAGAATCAGCTTTTGGACGCGCTCTACACCACAGACATCCTTGTGATTGATGATTTCGGAGTGGAGAGACCAGCGGACTGGATCAACGATAAGATGTATCAGATCATCAATGAACGTTACATAAACCGGAAAGTGACTATTTTTACGAGCAATGATCCGTTGGAGACACTACAGTATGATGACCGGATCACGAACCGGATCAAGGAGCGGACATATCAGATCGCATTTCCAGAAGAATCAGTCCGGGATCATATCGCAGAGCGGATGCAGGAGGAAATCATTGAAAAAGTGATAGCGAGTGGGAATATAAAATAAAAAATTAAAAGGAAGGTGGACAAATGCATAGCGTACAGCAGAGAAAAAGGGTGATTCCATTGAGTGTTTATAAGCAGGAATTAGCAAAATGCCAGTTAGGAGATAATATCGCGAATCACATGGGATATATTTTTACAGCCATTTTGTATGACAAGTTTGATATGACGTTTAAGCAGGTCACGAATTTTTATAGCAAAACCGTTGAGCGTCGGAAATCTTGGCAGGACGATGATGACGAAGCGGTAACGAGCGAGAGCATGATGGCATATTGCCGTAAAAAGAAAATTGATGTGGTCAAGTGGGTAAAATCAATCCCAATGTCACAAAAATTGTATATGGCAGATATAAAAAATGGACGGGCAGTGCTTGGCGCAGATCGGAATATCGAGAGCGCGCTTGCCTCCACAATGTATCTGACTATTCCGACATTAAAAGATTCTTACCGTTTCTCAAATGCCAAAATCGAAGAATTTATGAATTGGGTTGCCTATTACATTGATTCCTATTGGCGCAAGCAGCCAAAGAGTAAGGAACACTATCTGACGGATGAGATTATTCGGAATCAGTTTATTGAGGATGAAAATTGGGATATTGTAACAGGAAAAGCGGTGAAATAAGGATTATTAACATGGGAGAGATGACAAAGACAAGCGTAAAATACTGCCGGAAATGTAAATATTCGTACAATCACAGCCAGACAGAGATTATGCGTGGATATTATTCAAAGACCGGATTAAGGCGTGGATGCCCGATTGGGATGTGCGACAAGTTTGAGAAGAAAGGCAGAAAGAGAAAGGTGAAGTTGAAATGACGGATGAAACCAAGCAGGAGATAGGAGCGGCATTGATGTTGTTAAAAAATACACTGATAAGAAACGGTGTAAGCATAGCACTTGTAGGAAGTGAAGATACCGGAAAAGACGATGGATGCATTATGTTTTTTTGATACCGCAGAGTATTGTCGCACCGGGAAATTTAAAGGGATATCTGTTAAAACAATAGATTTAGTGAGATAGGAGAAAAATAATGTATGGAGATTGAAAAGAGAATTTATCCAGCATATGCCTTTACTGAAAATGAGAGAGAAAAGTCAATCATGAACAGCACAATTTATAAAGAATTAAAGGAAAAATACAGAATTTCAAGATATAAAGTTGATAATCTTGATGATTATGATATTGTCTTAGACTGTAAACCTGATATATATCGTTCGACATATAAGGTTATTAAAAATAACACGCAATTATCCGACTTAGAACTGGCATTAATTTGCGATGATGGAAGCCTTTGCTTTGGGTACAGCAGACATGGAAATGAGTTTTACATAAATGAGGATTAGATTTTGCGAGGTAGAAATATGATGGAGTGTATGAAAAGCATGGCGAAGAAGTCACAGGACGAGCCGGTAGAAATGGAAAATGAGCGTATGAAAGTTTCTCACTTAGATATTATCGTAACAATGATAGACAAAAAGCCATATTACGAAATCAAGTACAAGGAAATCGGATCGAATCATTATAGCGTTGGCTACAGCTCATACAAGCTGGAAAATGTTTTATCTTGGAGAGACGAGTGTTTTGAGGTCGTGGAGAAGCCACAGACCAATGCAGACCGGATCAGAAGCATGACGGATGAGGAACTGGCGGGACTTCTTAAAGAAGTAAAAGAAGATTATCAGTGGGCGAATCCCGACTATCCAGATTGTGAGGATTGTGGTGAATGGTTGAACTGGCTCCAGTTAGAAGCAGAATAGGAGAGAGCATGGAGAGATTAACGACAAATAAAAGCGTGGCTGACATGTCGATGATCGAGCTGGCACATAATAGCTGCTATGCAGATGATGAGCGCAATGCCAGATACAGAGATTACGATATGGAAATGGATGCACGAGATTTTACCAGAAACCTCATGGCCACATTAACAAAAGATGAATTGCCAGTAGATGACGCAGAGTTTGACGAGGAAATATTGGACAATTTAACGATAGATCCGTTTTCAGATGTCCGTGGTCTGATTGCCTTGTTCTACCGTAATATGTGGTCAATGGCAGATTTGAGAGAAAAGCTGAAACGTTATGAGGATGCCGAGGAGCAGGGATTACTTCTGCGGTTGCCGTGTGGAATTGGCTCAGATGTATATATAATTCCTAGCAAAGTCAATTGTGAATTAAATATTTTAAATCTGCACCCGGAGAACAACAAAGTTTATCATCAGAAAGTAGCCTTGATTACTTTTACAGAAAAAGGATGGTACATGGAGTGTGATAAGGATCGAGAATATGCTACAGACCGAATCCTGCCAGAAAAAATGTACAAGGAAACCTGGTTTTTATCACAAGAGGATGCCGAAGCCAAGTTGAAAGAAATGGAGGAAAAGGATGGAAGATAGATATTTATTCCGCGGAAAGTGCATTGATGACGGAGAATGGATGTCTGGTAGTTATTATGAACTTGCAGGAAGACCGCTTATTTTTAAACCGGTTTTCGCAAGTAAAAAAGCTGTTTACGAGATAGACCCATCAACTATTTGCCAGTGCACAGGACTTAATGATAAAAGCGGCAGACGGATTTTTGAGAATGATATTCTTTCAGGGCATATCGACGTTGAGTTTCCAGAAGATGAGACGAGAAAGTGTGTCGTGTGGCATGAAAACGGATGGTGTACGAATGAGCCGGGCTGTGATTACTACGAGGAACTGGATGATTTTGATTCAGAGAATTTTGAAGTGATCGGCAACATAATTGACAACCCGGAGCTGTTGGAGGTGTGAAATGACAGAGAATGAAGCAATTGAAGTTTTAAAAGATTTTGGCAAGCAGGTGTCAGTGAAAGCAGATGGAGCGTATCAAAGCACTATTGGAGAAAAGGCTTGTGATATTGCAATCAAGGCACTGAAAGAAATCCAGAAATACCGGAAAATCGAAAAAGATTTGAAGGAAAATTATCATGCAAATGTAGACATCCCCTTGTTAATGAAGCATTTTATTGAAACAGTGTTCAAAGGGGAAAAGCATGAGGGCTTTTGCATTCTGACAAATGAGGATAAAGAAGCATGGGAAGAGTACAAGGCAATCGGTACACCGGAAGAATGCCGTGCGGCTATGGAGAAACAGACAGCAAAGAAACCAATGCATGTAACGAATAGTTATTTTGGATATCAGAAACATAAAGAACATGTTGGTTATTGCCCAGATTGTGGGCATCAAGTAGAAGAACCTTATGGATGTCCAAATTGTTTAAGAAAAATTGATTGGAGTGATGAAGAATGAATGAAAGCCTTAAGCCATGCCCGTTCTGCGGTGGAAAAGCAAAAATTAAAGCAGTTATAAAATCTTACGGTTTTACAATTTGGTGTGCATGCGAATGTGGAGCACGAACAGAGGGATTTTGCCCAGAAACGAGCAAAGAGGATGACACGATGGAGCATATCGATGAGTGTAAGAAAAGAGCCATAAAAGCATGGAACAGGAGGGCGAACGATGGGAAGACTGATTGATGCGGATGTTCTGATGGCTGATGTCAGGAACACAATAACAGAGGAATCTGGCGCAATTGATTGGATAAACCTGATTAATCGTCAGATGACAGCTTACGACACTGACAAAGTTGTAGAGCGGTTGGAAGAAGTAAGACAAATAAACGCATCAGCAAATGCAGAAGCGATTGAAAGAATGTGCGGAGCATCAGCAAATTATTATAAAGGTGCAGAATGTGCATATGAAAGAGCAATCGAGATTGTGAAAGGCGAGTGTGCCACAGAACAGTCATGCGAGTGGAAACTTGAAGATTTAGAATCAAACCTTTATGTAACAGGGTGTGAAAATCGGCAGTTGATATTTGAAGGCACGCCAGAAGAAAACGGCTATAAGTATTGCCCTTACTGCGGCAGAAAGATAAAGAGAGGTGGAGCGGATGGCGATTAAACCGATTTTATTCAACACAGAAATGGTTCGGGCAATTCTGGACGGAAGGAAGACTTGCACCAGGCGTGCGATAAAGCCACAGCCGGATGAAAAGCATAAATTCCCACTCGGTTTTGTTACCGACAGTACAGAAAAGAAAAAGGCAGGATGCTTTGGATTTGGCATTGATGAATACGGTGGTTCTATTCAGTATGCAAAGCCGCCATATCAGCCGGGCGATATATTGTATGTTCGGGAAACATGGCAATGTTGGCGAGCACACCGATACGAAGCAACTGCTGACATAAGATTCAGAGCAGGCGGAGATGATGTGAGGTTGCAATTTGCAAACGGAAATACAGATTCTATAAACCGATTAGATTATGACACATTTGTACATAAATGGTTCAGTCACTATGGAGAGTGGAAACAATCATTATTTATGCCGAAAGAAGCGGCGAGAATCTGGCTGAAGGTGACGGATGTACGGGTGGAGCGGTTGCAGGATATGACAGACGATGATGCAGAAGCAGAGGGATGTTTCGATTATACATCAACAGCACTTGGTTTTTTTGATGTATGGGATTCCACCATCAAGAAATCCGACCTTGACCGCTACGGATGGAATGCTAATCCGTGGGTGTGGGTAATAAAATTTGAACGGTGTGAGAAACCGGAAAGAGTGTAAAAATGAGCAATGTAGAAATAACAGCCTTGGAGACAATCAGAAAAGAAATACAGAAGCTAAGAGATAAATATCAGACCAAAGCAGAAAAAGAACGTGAAAAGGTAAATGAGATTTTCGTGACGATCAAAGGCGAAAAGTGTTATTCAAATGATGACATCTTCGGCTGGTACGAAGCTGGATATATCAATTCCAGACAGTACGATAAATACCGGGACAATCTGGAAGCGAAAAAGAATGCCGCCGGAGAGGTTGATAATAAGACGAAAAGCGAAATGATTGTAAAAATTTTATCTACCATGAGCAGGAATTTAAACGCAGAAATCGCAACGATCAAAGAGGAAGAAAACGAAAAGGAAGAAAGTGAGGATTAAATTTTATGAACAAAAGGGATGTTTTAGAAATTAAAAGAAGATTTAAAAAGGAAGCCTGTACATTCACTCGTATGTGCGGCTGCTATGTAGACGCTGACCATAATAAGATCACAAAAATCGGGGAGACATTTTTGAATCTGGATGATGCAGAGTATTTTAAATATCTTGACATTGCGAAAAAGACATTGTCAGGAAAACTTGGCAACAACCTTTTAGAACTGGAATTTCCGCTTGCAGAGGAAGAAACAGGAGGAAGACAGCAGTTCTTAATGGGACTGCGCGAAAGCAAACTGAAAAATGATGATCTGCTTGATACTTTTTACGACATGATCATTGACAGCTACGATTACGTTGGAAATTATCTGATCCTAATTTTTCACGATGCCTATGATGTCATGACCAAAACTTCAGACAATGACAAGCTGGATGAATCCGAGGAGGTTTATGAGTATCTGCTGTGCGCAATCTGTCCGGTGAATCTGACAAAGCCGGGGCTTGGTTACCGTGAGGACGAAAACCGCATCGAATCACGAATCAGAGACTGGGTTGTCGGGATGCCAGATACAGGCTTTATTTTCCCGGCATTTACAGACCGAAGCACAGACATCCATTCCGTTATGTTTTACACAAAAGACACCAGAACCCCACACCGGGAGTTTATGACCGCTGGACTTGGTTGTGAGGAAAAGCAGACATCAACAGAAAAGAAGATTACATTTCAGAAAATCATAAATGATGTCATAGGAGATGATGACGATGGACACCTTGCCGCCTCAGATGCAGTCCACAATTTACTGAATGACGTTTTGGTTGAAAATCGGAATGAAGATCCAGACGAGGAAGCAATTGGTGTCGAGCTTACGAAGGACATTGTTAAAAATTGTCTGGATGAGATAGGGCTCGACGATAAGAGTAGAAACGTGTTTATCGAAGCCTGTGAAGAAATGCTTCCGGAGCACACGCTTGTCGATGAAGTCGTAGACGAAAAGGCAGTTGCAAGAGCAAATAGAAGAAAGCTTGTTTTCGAAATGAAAGAACTGTTAATCGCAGCCGCAAACAGATTGCAGGATGTGTATTCAGACGACAGTGGACTCGTGGAAGACATCAGAAAAATGGTTTAAGAAAATTAGAAAGGAGCCGGAACCTATCCGGATAAAAGGCGCGCCGGGTTCCTTTCAAAAAAATGATTAACGGAGAATTGATAGTGGACAACTTCGCAGGTGGTGGAGGAGCTTCCACAGGAATAGAAATGGCAACAGGATACAGTGTTGATATTGCAATCAATCATGATCCAGAAGCTATTAAGATGCACAAAGCTAATCACCCAAACACAGAGCATTACTGCGAAAATGTGTGGGCGGTGGATCCTGTAAAGGCTTGTAAAGGGCATCCTGTCGGACTTGCCTGGTTTTCCCCAGATTGCAAGCATTTCAGCAAGGCAAAGGGTGGAAAACCAAAAGATAAAAATATCAGAGGTCTTGCATGGGTAGCCTTAAGATGGGCGGGGCTTGTAAGACCAAAGGTTATCATGCTTGAGAATGTAGAGGAATTTAAGACATGGGGACCGTTAAACAGGCGGCATCATCCGATTAGGGCAAAGCAAGGCAAGACGTTTGAGAGATTTGTACAGCAGCTTCGGGATCTTGGCTATGAAGTGGAGTTCCGCGAGCTGATCGCAGCCGATTATGGTGCGCCGACCATGCGAAAACGATTCTTTATGGTTGCACGGTGTGACGGCAAGTCGATAGTCTGGCCAGAGCCAACGCACGGACCGGCAGACAGTGAAGAGGTAAAGGCAGGATTGAAAAAACCTTATGTTGGAGCATATACGCAGTTGGATTTTTCCTTGCCCTGTCCAAGTATCTTTGATACTTCGGAAGAAATAAAAGAGAAATACGGAATCCGGGCAGTGAGACCACTGGCACAAAAGACAATGGACAGGATAGCAAGGGGATTAAAAAAATTCGTTCTGGATAATCCAGAGCCTTTTATCATTCAGTGTAATCATGGTGGTGAGCGTAGACCGAACGATATCCGGGAACCAATGCCAACCATTACAGGAAAACACGGATATGGGATTGTAGAGCCTTACATGGTGCAGATCGGACAGACTGGATTTACAAAAGACCGGAGCAAAGATGTCCGGGAGCCGCTTACAACCATTGTGAGTAAAAATGAGCATTGCCTGATAAGTCCTACGTTGATCCAGTACCATTCGGAAACCTCAAAAGATGGAGTAAGAGGACAAACTATAGAAGACCCAATCATGACAGTTGACAGCTCTAACAGATACGGACTGGTTACATCATTTTTGAGTAAATTTTATAAAACCGGAATTGGGCAGGACATAAGAGAACCGCTCGGAACGGTAACGGCAAATGCAGGTGGCGGACACTTTGGAGAGGTAAGAGCTTTTTTAATTAAATATTATGGAGATGCGACCGGACAAGATATTGAAAAACCACTTGATACCGTGACAACTAAGGACAGATTTGGATTGGTGACAATAGAGGGTGTGGATTATCAGATTGTAGATATCGGACTTCGAATGTTAGAGCCAAGAGAGTTGTATGGATGCCAGGGATTCCCGGATGATTACATAATCGACCATGACTACAAAGGAAAAACATATCCGAGAAGTGAGCAGGTCAGAAGATGCGGAAATGCAGTGTGTCCACCGATACCAGCAGCATTGGTTAGAGCCAATCTGCCAGAACTGTGTATTGCGGAACGAACACCGAACATGAGGATGGAAGCAGAGCAGACCGGACAACTCCGGTTTGCGTAGTTAAATTAGAATTTACAAAATGTAGCAAATATGTAAAGAGAAAGGATAAAAACAATATGAAAGCGAAAGAATTTGCAAACAAATTCGGCGTTTCAGTAGAAGAAATGTGTAGGATAACGGAACTGTCACGTCAGGGTTTAAATGATATTGTGAGTGGAAAAAGCTTAAAACCAAGTAAGGCAAAGCGAATTGCTATATATAATTTGAGGGATTACGCAGCAATCCGCCGCAAACAGGAAGTCGACAAAGCCAATGAAGACTATGAAAACAGAATGAAAATGGCTGAAATATTTTATGTAAATTAGAATTTAAAGGTAAAAAACATGGCATGGTACGCACTTTATAAATGGTATAAAGATTGGAGCAGAATAGGATACCCTAATATGATTAGTTGGTATTCTGAAAAGCTGAATCCACCAAAATGGACAATATTAAGATTTTAGGAGGAAATTAAAATGGCAAAAATATCAAAGAAAACAATAAAAGAACTTGAGGACATTTTAGACAGAGGCTGCGACTATGCCGATACTCAGACAGTTGTAACAGAATATGCAAACGAAGCACTAAAAGAAAGTGGTTGCGATATTTGTCAGTGTGACGATGCGATGATAGTTGACTGGGATGACAAGCCAATTTGCACTGTTGAAGAATTTGCAAATATCTTCTGGGATAAAGCAGTAGAGGGCATATTAAATGTGTTAAAAACACAAGAATAAGGATTTGAGAGGTAAACTTAGAATTTAGTGGAGGAAAGGAAAACTATGTGCACAATGGAATGGAAAGAGGTTGAACCAGAACAAAGTGATTGGGAAAAACAAGTAAACATAATCGCTTATTACGGAAGTGTCACTATTGGAAGTATTGTTTACTGCGGTGATGAGATAGGATGGCAGTCCGTGATTGATGGTCGCATGGATTTCATGCAAGCAAAATCCTTAGAAGATGCAAAAAGGGAAATGATTGATATACTGGACAATCATTGTACTGATCAGATTAACTATTATGAGGAACTGCGAGAAAGCATTGAAGAATTAAACTGAATTTTAACGGAGGTAAAAACTATGAAAATTGATGATTTAAATTTATCAGTCAGAACATATAACACATTATTAAGAGCAGGAATCACATCTGTTGAGAAAATCAGAGAAATGACAGACGAAGATTTGAAAAGTGTAAAAAATCTGTCTGAAAAATGCCGTAAGGAAGTTAAGCAGGCGGTATATTGTACGGATTGCAAGAGAAGCATTTACGGAGAGTATAAGAACTGCGATGTGAACATCGAAAACCACGGGAAATATGTTCTTGCAGGAGATAAATGTGGATGCAAGGTGGTCTAACCGAACTTACCTGACGAAAGAGGTGATATTACGTTTGAGGTAATCAGAAACAGTGACAATAAGAAGTTTACGGTATACGACATTGTCAGAACACAACATTATACATATTTCATGATCTATGATGGTGGATGGAAATATATAGACGCTGACTTATTCCGTGAATGCGATAAAAACTGAATATTGAGATTTTTGCCGGCTGAAATATGCCGGTAAAAACTGTAGTACATTGATAATTGAATATTGGCGGTTGGAGTGGTATAATCTCGATATCTTGTCATGGAGGAACAGTTTGCAAATGTACTATGTAGGATTTTTAGATATTCTTGGATTCAAAAAAATTGTATGCGAAAAAGAAGAAAAAGATATTTTAAATATATTTGAGCAGATTCAGTGTATTATTGATAATTTGAAAAAAGAATTTGACATAGTTCCTATTTTCTATAGAATTATGTCAGATAGTATAGTTGTTGCCTGTGATGATTCAATCCCTCCCGCATTGACAGTTGTATTATATTGCTGTGGGAAGATACAGGAACTATTGTTGGCAAATGGTATTTTATTAAGGGGTGGAGTGTCACATGGAAAATTCTACTATAATGAAGCGATTATGTATGGCAAAGGACTAGTTTCTGCGTATGAATTGGAAAACAATATATCGAAATATCCAAGAATTGTAGTCGATACCTCCTCAATCATAGAATATAAGAGTAAAATGAAAGATACAGATGTATATTTTAAATTATTCAATTTACTTGAGAAGGATACACAAGATATCTATTATATAGATACTGCATTAATGTATTTACATGATATTTCCCAAAAGGAACTCATATACAGAATAAAAAAAATAAAAGAATTATTAGAAAAAAATTTACTTAATATTAAGTTACCGCTGAATGTGAGAGAGAAGTACATTTGGATTAAAGATGAATTCAATGATTTTATGAAAAGAAATCCACAGTATTCGAGTTATCAAATTAAAATAGATGTTAAATAATTGTTCGATACCAACCGTCAATATTCGATGGTTGGTAAATTTTATAGATATATATAGGTTGTTTTAGAGGAAGGAATAAAGATTGTAAAATGGATATCACCCAATTCTTTAGTGAAGATAGTGTTGTATGGCATATTGTTGAATTTTTAGCACCATTTTTAATTTTAATAATAACGTTACATGATGAGAGAAAACAAACTGCCAAATATAAGAGGCAGGAGATAAAGTTGCAATATTTGAAAGAATGTATTAGTTGGCTGAGCGAATTAGAAATGTTAGCGTATATTGTTTCAGATAAAGCTGCTGAGTGCGTATACACATTCGATACAGAGAAGTTTATTACAAATCATAGGGAATTTAACCGGGAAGCAAATGCAATGATGGAAAAATGTTTAGCAGGAATAGGGACATATAGTAGCGTGTCAAAAGCATTATGTATAGAATTTGACCCAGAAGAGATTAGACATTTAACCGGGAAATTTATGAGCAATCTGCGTGAAACATGCAAAGAGAGCTGCGGGGAACAGGAAGGACAGCAGGTAAAAAAGATAAATAGTAGCACAACAGCATTTCAAAAAGAGATAAGAAATAAAATTTCCTTAGTAGGAGAAAATGTATCAAAACTATTAAAAGATGAAAAGTAAGACTATGTATGATATAATAGTTATATAAGTTAGCGCCATTGAGCCGAATATTAGTCATTAATTTGATTGATGTCCGGCTCTTTTTATTTGTGTGATAGGAGAGGAAGTGAGATAGTGGAGAATTACGAGAAAGCAGAACAGGATTATATGGCAGGAATGAAATATAAGGATATAGCGGAGAAGTACGGAACCACTATCAACACTGTCAAGAGTTGGAAAAAACGGTATGCATGGAGTAGAGGAGAGGGTGCACACAAAGAAGAAAAGGTGTGCACACAAAAAAGCAAGGGTGCACCAAAGAAGGAAGCACCTATAGATGATGGCACGAAAGCAACATTACAGAATGATGATCTGACGCCGGAACAGCAGATGTTTTGTATATATTACAGTAGGACATTTAATGCGGCGCAGAGCTATCAGAAAGCGTATGGATGTAGTTATGAATCAGCGATTGCAAACGGTTCACGATTGCTAACAAATGATAAGGTTCGAGCGGAAATTAAACGTCTGAAAGAAATCAAACGCCAGCAAATAGTAGCCGGTGCAGATGATATTGTGGAATTACAGATGAGGATTGCTTTTGCAGATATCGGTAATTATATGTCATTCGGACAGAAAGAAATCACTGATCCAGAAACAGAAGAAACATATATGGTCAGCACGGTCGATTTGAAAGAATCTCAAAACACGGATACACAGCTCATCCAAGAAGTTAAGCGTGGAAAAGATGGAGTTTCGGTGAAACTGGCAGATAAGCAAAAGGCTATTGACTGGCTGTCGAAGTATTTCCTCGTACATCCAGATGATAAATATAAAGCAGAATTTGATAAAAAGCGTGCCGAAGTCAGCGACAATTCTGGAGCACAGATTTTACAGAATATGCAGACGATAGCGGACATCTTGCAACACCCGGTAGCAAACCGGAGTATATCTGATCTGGAAGAAGGTGATGCGGATGAATAAACCGGCACCATTAAGCCAGAGACAGTATGAGTATATGCAGCGATGCATGATTAGCTGGTTCAATGTGGCGGAAGGTGGAAAGCGAGGCGGTAAGAACGTGCTTGCAACGATGATCTTCTGTTCCCTGCTTGAAACGCACAAAAACAAGATACATCTGGTAGCAGGCGTATCGAATGCGACCGCAAAGCTTAATATCCTGGACTGTGACGGATATGGATTGCTCAATTACTTTGAGGGCAGACACCGCGAGGGAAAGTATAAGGATCGTGACTGCGTTTATGTTCAGACCAAGACTGGGGAAAAGATTGTGCTTATATCCGGTGGAGGTAAGGACGGAGATGAGAAGCTTATTAAAGGTAACACCTATGGCATGGCGTATGTCACGGAAGCAAATGAGTGTCATCCGAAGTTTTTGAAAGAAGTCTTTGACCGAACGATGTCAAGTTCCGACCGTAAGATATTTCATGATCTGAACCCGAAAGAGGAAGAGCATTGGTATTACACAGAGATACTTAAATTCCACGAGAAACAGCAGGAGAAAAATCCAGATTACGGATATAACTACGGACACTTCACTCTGGTGGACAATATGAGCATGACGGATGAGCAGATCAGAAAAGTTCTTAGCACCTATCAGAAAGGCACAGTATGGTACAGGCGAGACATTAAAGGTGAGCGTGCTGTTGCAGAAGGAATCATTTTTCGGAAGTTTGCAGAGAACAATGAACCATATCTGTATGATGAGGATACAGATCCACTGTTTGAACGTGATATAGAGGGCAAACTGCTACACCGCCCATCAAAAATTACGATGGGTATAGACTTCGGTGGAAACGGATCCATGACAACCTTTGTGCTGAAGCTTTACTTCCACGGATATCATGATCTGAGGACGGCAGAGGAGGCAAACTTGGAACTGTCACCAGACATTGATGCGGAAGCGATATGCAGTAAGTTTATAGAGTTTTTCAAATACTGCCAGGGAAAGTACGGATTTATTGACTGGGTATTTCCAGACAGCGCAAGCACAACGATGATAAACAGCCTGCGGAGTGCTGCGAGAAAAGCAGGACTGCCATACCGGAATATTAAAGGTTGTAGGAAGAATGAAGTATCAGACAGACCACGGACGTATGACATGCTGATGAATACCGGAAGGTGGAAGATAAACCGGAATTGCACAAAGCTACGAAGTGCGATCGGTAAGTTGAAATGGGATCCAGACCACCCGGACATACCAGAGGATAAAAACATCGGAAACTGCAATGACTGGTGGGATGCGGAGAACTATACAATTTTGGATTTTATTGAATATGTTGATCTTGACAGAAGATAGGAGGAAGAGATGGAGGATTGTGTAAAAGCATTTTTGAATAAAAAAGGATACGATGTAAATGATAAGGCATTAACGATCATTCATGCATGTGATGACTGGTACGCGAACCGATTGATAAGTGATTTCCATAAGCGAAAAACAATCAATGGGATACCATATGAGCTTACAAGACTGAATTTTGCAAAAAGATGCTGTTCTGATGACGCTAATCTCTGTGAGGTGCTTGAGATCAATGCAGGAGAAGGGGAACAAGCGGATTTTGTAGCAAAGGTGCTTGCTGGCAGTAATTTCAACACGCAATACCGTAAACAGTTAGAAAAAACCTCTGCGGATGGAACAGTAGCCTGTTATATCCGCTTGGACAATGCAACGATTATGGATGATTCTTCTGTGAGAGGTGGAGATATTAAGCTTAATTATGTGGAAGCAGATGCGTTTACGCCACTCACTGTGGAGAATGATATTGTGGTTGAGGCGGCATTTTCTGGAAGTACACTGGTCAAGGGAAAGAAGCAGACAACACTCGTGTTATTCTTGCTTGGCGAGAATAATCTATATACTGCGGAGACACATATTTTTAATGATCGTGGAGATGAGGAAGTTGGAAAACAGACGATTGTGCAGCTTGGTGATGTGAAACCGTTTGCTGTTATGCGTGTTGCTGAAGTGAATAATCTGGATAATATGGAAGGCTACGGACTGCCTAAATTATGGAATGCAATTCCAGCACTTAAGGTTGTAGATTTATGCTATAACGCATTGTTTAGCGATTTGGACAAGTCTGAAAAAATTATACTGATAAATGAATTACTTTGTGCTTTTGATGATGATGGAAATCCAATATTAACTCCTGAACAAAAAAAATTATTTGTATTTACAGGGGAAAAACTTCCTGAAGAGAAGGGGCTTATTCAAGAATATAATCCTGAAATCCGAGTAGAACAGATTACAAAAGCAATTGAACTGGCACTATCATTATTATCTATGTCTTTTGGATACGGAACAAAAAAATACAGCTTTGAAAATGGACAGATTAAGACGGCTACTGAGTATTTCGGTGAAAGGCAGGATGCCATGCAGGAGCTTGGAAAGCAGCGACAAGTAGCCACTGAATATATACAGGATATCTGCAGAGCTGTCATGTGGTTTTCAAATAAATACCATGATACAGCATATAATTTAGACGCAGAGATCACAATTGGTTTTGATGACTCTTATGTGGAAGATAAGCAGGCGAAACTCGAAGCGATGAGAGCGGATGCATTATCGTTCCCGGAAGTGCCAATTTTAAAGGTTTGGTATATGATGGAAAAATATAATATTCCAGAGGATGAAGCTAAGAAATATATGCAATATACAGACGAACCAATTGACGATGTTGATGATTAGGAGGGATTTAAAGGGCATTATCAGAACAGCAGATAGATGTTTTATCGGATAAATACATAATTGGACTTTACCAAGATTTAGAGGATGAGGTCATAGCTGATATTGCCCGGAGAGTGCAGAAAACCGGACGATATACTGAAACAGCGGAACTTATGGCAAAATCAATGGTAGAAAATGGATTTTCTGCGGATAAAATCCGTGTAGAAGTCATGAAAATGCTTCGTGCTGATAAAGATTTTCAGATGGCGGTTGCAGAAAACACTATGGCATATAAGCGAGAGGTGCAGCAGATTATTAATAATACCATAGAATCTGCAAAGGAAGCAGGAAAAACTTTGATAGCAGAAGCCGGTGATATGGCATGGAATAATGATCTTTCTATGTGGGAACAACAGGGGGAAGATCTGACAAAGCCGAACAGCTTAAGTAAATTTATAAAGGCATCTTCTTTGCAGACATCCGGAGCACTTAGGAATCTGACAAAAACGATGGGATTTAAGAATACAGCACTTGGCACAACTGGCGTAATGGATATGTATCAGCGAGAGATGGATCTCGCACTGATTAAGGTATCTACCGGAGCATTTTCTTTTGACCAGGCAGTCAAGGATTGTGTACATCGTTTGGCACAGAGCGGATTGAGAAGTATTGACTATGAAAGTGGAAGATCGTACCAACTTGACGTTGCTGCCAGAATGGCTGTCAGAACTGGAATGTCACAGCTATCTGGAAAAATTACGGAGGAAAATCTGAAAAACTCCAACCATGACCTTGTAATCACAACTCAGCACATGGGTAGCAGACCGGATCATGCGGTATGGCAGAATAAAGTGTTTTCTTATTCTGGAAAAAGCAAGAAATATCCGGATTTTGTCAAAGAAACAGGGTATGGAACTGTCACAGGATTAAAGGGAGCAAATTGTACGCATGATTTTTATCCATATTGGGAAGGTGCATCTATAATCCCAGAGGATATAAAAGAACCTGATCCAAGGACAATCGGTGGAAAGACCTATACTTATTATGAATCCACGCAGAAACAGCGTCAGATGGAGCGGCAGATCAGAGCAACCAAGAGAGAAATTGAAGCAATAAAAAGTATTGGCGGCGATGCACAGGATTTGCAGAATAAATTGCGTGGACAGATGGCAGATTATAAAAGCTTTTCAAAGGCTGCCGGGCTGAAAGAGCGTGATAACCGACTTAGATTGGTTACTGGAACGAGTAATCTCGTCAAAACTGTTACATATCAGCGTGAAAATAAATTTGTAAGAAGTAAAAATCGTGGTATAATTAATAGTAGGAATATGGCAAACGGAATGCGACAGAGTCCATTTGTTGTATTAGAAGATGAACAAATTGAAAAAATACAGCAATATGCAAATGAATTGGATATTCCAGTAGATATTCTTAGTTTTAATACAGGAACGCAGACAGGTTTTGTTGATGGAACTAAAATTATCCATATAAGGGGAGATATCATACCTGATAAGGAATCAACAAACAATAGAGATTTATTGTCAGAAAAAGCAGTTTTGGCGCATGAATATTACGGACATTATATGAATGATCCATCACAGTTTAGGATTGGTGATTGGAGAGATGAATTTAGGGCGAGTTATTCTGCATCAATCAATGCGCCCGGATTAACGGATATGGATAGAAGAATGTTAATGCTTGATGCATACGACAGAGCAAAAGAAGCGGGAGTTCCTGTTAAGTATAATAAGAATGCAAGGAGGATAATTTATGGTTATGATGAATGATATAGAACGGAAAGCATTAAACGAAAAACTTAATAATCCCCAAAAAGATGTACGATGTCCTCGTTGTGGCAATATAATTAATTATGATAAAAGAGGAAATTCTATTGCTGTAGAATGTGCTACAAAAGATTGTATTTATGGAGGAATAAGAGGAATATAAAACACTATTTACAATAGAATGACTATTTTTCATTGCTAACATGCAAAAAGTGTTATATAATATCACTAGGGGTGATATATTGAATCCTAGTAGATTTATCTGGTATCCTTGTCCAAAGTGTGGAAGCCACCTTTTGGCAATCAATAAAGATACCGAAGTTAAAAATTTGCCGTGCAAATGCAAGCACTGCAAACGAGAAAGTTTAATAACGATAGTGCCGATGATTAGAGCCGATTAGTCAAGTCTTAAATTAGGACTTGATTGATTGGCTCTTTTTAATGCCGCGGATTGATGTAATGGCAGCATACTGGTTTCCTTAGCCAATAGTGGTGGTTCAAATCCACTGTCCGCAATTATCTGTGGGTGATTCTCCCACGTTAAACAAATCATCGTTAAAGGAGATATGAAAAAATGAAAAGAGAAGAATTAGAAGCACTTGGAATGGCAAAAGAACAGATCGATAAAGTATTGGACATGCATCATGCGGAGCTTGATCCGGTTCATAAAGATCTGGAAACAGCACAGGCAGATCTGACTGCTGAGAAGACTATAACCGCGACACAGGAAACAACCATCAAAGATCTGAAAAAGGATCTTGAGGAGTTTAAGGATGCCGATGTGAGCGGAATGAAGCAGAAAATCGAAGATCTTGAGAAAGACATTAAGACAAAAGATGCAACGTATCAGCAGGAGATTGCGGATCGTGATTTCAATGATCTTCTCAAAGAGAGTATTGCATCTGCAAATGGTAAGAATGCTAAGGCGATCACTGCTCTTTTGGATGTTGATGTCTTGAAAGCATCAAAAAATCAGAAAGAGGACATTGCAGCAGCAATCAAGACATTGACGGAAGCAGAGGACAGCAAAATGCTGTTCGGTGAGCCGGAACCGAAACCTGCAGGAAAAGTTGATCTTATCGGGGGAGTGAAAAAGACACCTGATGAAGGAGTTTCTTCTCTGATGGACGCATTAAAAGAAAAGTATAAACAGTAAAGGAGAATGAATCATGGCATTAACATTAGAAGAAGCAAAAGTCGGTTATGCAGACAAAGTAGAACAGAATGTGATCGATGAATTTAGAAGATCGTCTATCCTGCTCGATAAACTGACATTTGATGATACCATTTCACCAACAGGCGGTAGCAATCTGGTATATGGATATCAGAGATTAGAGACACCATCTACCGCATCAGTACGTCAGATTAATGCTGAGTACTCACCAAACGAAGCAAAGAGAACCAAATGCACAGCAAGCCCGGTAATCCTTGGTGGCTCATTCCAGATTGACCGTGTGATTGCACAGACATCTGGTGCTATTAATGAGATGGATTTCCAGATTAAAGAGAAAACAAAGGCGGGAGCGAATTACTTCCACAATTTGGTCATTAATGGAACATCTGCGGCTTCTGGTACAGGATATGTACCTAATACCTTTGACGGACTTAAAAAGATTTTAACTGGAAAATCAACCGAGATGACAACTGATATTGACATTTCAACATCTACATTATTAGACAGCAATTACAACGCATTGCTTGATGAATTAGATACATTCATTGCATTATTGGCTGCAAAACCAGATGTGTTAATGATGAATAGTAAGATGCTTACAAAGGTGAAGTCCGCGGCACGTAGAGCAGGATATTATGACAGAAATAAGGATGATTTCGGTAGAACTGTAGAGACATACAATGGAATTATTCTTATGGATGCAGGACAGTATTACAACGGTTCTACTACAGAAGATGTTGTTTCAACATCAACACCTGGTTCAGATACGTATGGTACAACTGATATTTATGCAGCAAAACTTGGACTTGATGCATTCCACGGAATTTCCGTAGATGGCAGCAAGATGCTTAAGACATACCTTCCAGATTTACAGGCACCTGGAGCTGTAAAAACAGGAGAAGTCGAGTTGATTGCTGGAGCAGTACTTAAAAACAGCAAGATGGCTGGTGTGCTGAAAGGAATTAAATTATTAGGCAAGACTGCCTAAGGAAAGAGAGGGAGCTTGATATGCCTTATATTGATTGGGAGCATTACAGCTCCCTTTATACGAATGTTCCGGAAGATGATTTTCCAGCATTTCTGCAAAAAGCATCTGTTAAACTGGATGTACATACCCATATGAGGGCGAGAAAGTTTGAAGATACTTATGACGAAGCATCGGCAACGTACTTTCAGAAGCAGGTGCATGTGCAGATACAGAATACCGTCTGTGATCTGATAAATGCACTTTATATGCAAGAGTCTACTGGAATGGGAACAGGAGTTTCATCTGTCAGCAATGATGGATATTCCGAATCATATAAGATTACTACAGTTGCAGAGAAAGAATCACAGCTTATATCGATTACGAGAGGTGGTCTTTCTGGTACGGGATTGGCAGGTGCGTTATGAGTGGATTATTTACCGATACAGTTACGATTTACAACAAAATTTATGATTCAGAATGGAAAAGAACAGTTGTAAAAGGCGTACAGTGGTCTGATAAAACCGAAAAGAAAAATGAAAACGGAAAAATCAGCATTGCCCGGTACGCGTCCGTAACATTCCCGAATGGCACTTATGAAGGACTGACGCTCAATTCTGCTAATGAGGAGGATTGCATTGTGTATGGAGCAGTCGAGGACGTTGTAGAGGATGTCAAAGGGAAAAGAATTTCTGATTTGATGAAGAGATATCCAAAATCAGGAACGATACAGTCTGTAAACGATAATTCCAATCGGGATTTTTGCAAAAATATTAAGGCGGTGGTGGCGTAATGGCTGGAATCCATGATTACAGTACACCAAAAGGCGAGTTCCACGAGGTAAGACTTCCAAATGGAAAAGTGTCATTCGAAATCAAGTGGAATCCGGGATTTGGTCCCAAAATGGAAAGCACGTTTAATACGGTGCAGGAGTTTGTTGATTCTGAATGTCTCCGATTGAGTGAACCTAAAGTGCCAAAAAGAGAGAATATTCTGATTGAATCCGGTCACTTGAACACTGCGATCGGTAGTGGGCAAATCAAGTACCGTACACCATACGCTAGACGATGGTATTATATGCCGGCTGCTTTCCACGAAGCTCCAGAACGTGGGAATTATTGGTTTGACCGCATGAAGCAACAGTATAAAGAAAAAATTCTTTCTGGTGCAAAGAAAATTGCAAGTGGAGGTTAATATGACTGTTTCACAATATATTGTAAAATTGCTTAGCAATTATGATGGTTTATCAATTGATATGAACCATGTAGCAGACGGCTCCGATCAGTATGGTCTTTTTAAGTCACCATCAAGAAACTTAAAGGAAATGACAGACGGAAGTTGCGAGATTACAGAATATTATAATTTTATCGCACGCCAGTCAACCGGATCAAGATCAGAGAGGAAAGAATCTGATGAATGGTTAGAAGATCTAACATATTGGGCAGATGATTTCGCTTACACATATGCATTTCCAGCACTTGATAAAAATAGAACGGTGACCGGATTTTCCATTACCGGGAATCCATATCCGATGGAAGCAAGTGACAAAGATACATTATATCAGATGTCATTGTCCATCACTTATTTACGAGAAAGAGAGGTATCATAAGGTCAGGATTAACAAGATTAAAAAAACATAGAACTATTCCATTTTTGAACACCGCCGAGACATCGGCATTAACACCTTCGTGGGCGAGAATTGGAAAATCCACAGTATTTGACTTGGTTTTGAACGCACAGACCGAGGATAACGATTTTATTGAGGATGAAATCCCAACAACAGATATTAAATACTACAAACCATCACTTGCGCAGGAGTTACAGGCAAACAAGGGAGATGCGGCATTTGATTATCTGTATGATATGTTTTTCAATTTGCCTACAGGCGAAGATGTAAAGAAAGATCTACTGATTGTATTTGATGGAAATATTGGATCAGAGGGAACGCCTAAATTTAAGGCATGGAAAACAAAAGCAACTTTAACACTGGATCATTTTGATTCCGTTGCAGAGAAGATTTATTTTAGTTTTTCAATTAACCACATTGATCGAGGTACTGTTACGGTTAGTGATGGAGTACCTACATATACCGCAGATAGTGCGACTTAGGAGGATTTATGGATTACACAGTAATTATTAACAACAGAAGTTATGATTTACCGAAAAAGACAGTTTCAGTTATGAATAAGCTGGATGATGTTTTGAAGGTGGACAATCTTAATATTAAGGCAAGACAGAAATTTGAAAAATTACATGAATTTGTAAAAGATATTCTTGGTGAGGCGAATGCAAAAGAAATTTTAGGATCGGACAATCTGGATGAAATCGATCTGTCAGATTTATCCATCGGAGTGCTGAAAATCAATGATGCTTATAATAAACCTTTAAACGATTATAAGATGGAGAAAATGAGAGCAACGTTGAACTCGGCGCAGATTGATAAAATTAATAATCTGGTAAACAGCGCAACAGCAATGGCTAATCTTCCGGGTGCAGCCAATGCTTGATCTAACAAGAAAATCACTACCAAACACCGTCAGAGTGGGCGGTAGTGATTTTTCTATATATACAGATTATCGTGTCTGGATGCGATTTGAAATCGAAGTTACAAAGCTTAAGCGTGGAGAAAATATCGATGTTTCGTATTTATTTAAAAATGAAATGCCGGCACATTGTAATTTGAATGAATTATTTATTTTTTCAAGACCGGAAACACCATTACCAAGAGATATTTATCATCGAAACATAATCACATTGGATTATGAGCTTGATAGTGATCTCATATACAGTGCAGTTTTAGGACAATACGGCATTGATTTATTTGAAGTGGACGAATTACACTGGCATAAGTTTTTGGCTTTGATGCGAGGACTTAACGACAGCACGAGACTTCGTGAAGTCATGGGGTATCGCTGTTATGAGAAGAATCAGGATAAAGATAGAGATATATATTCTGAAATGCGTAGAGCATGGGAAATTGATAGGAAAACAGAAACTGAGTTGGAAGAAGATGAAAAATTCAGCAATCTTTTCAACTAGGAATGCGAGGTGAACCAGTGAAGGTCTGATGGATCTTTAGTTTTTGATACAAAATTATTAACAGATGGATTTAAAAAGGGCGTCAGTGCACTGGGGGGCATAACAGTCAATGGCATGAAAACAATTACTGCCGGAATAACTGCCGGAGTTACGGCGGCAGCCGGAGGGATTGCTGCAATCGGAACGGCAGCGGTCAGTGCCTATGCAGATTATGAACAGCTTGTAGGCGGTGTCGAGACTTTATTTGGAGCTGGCGGCCAGAGCGTATGGGATTATGCCGATAGCGTTGGAAAAAGTGTAAATGAAGTGCGAGAAGAATATGGAAAACTTATGATCGCACAAAACGAGGTCATGGATAACGCTTCCAAGGCATATAAAACAGCCGGTCTGTCTGCTAATGAGTACATGGAAACAGTTTCCGGGTTTGCCGCATCTTTAAAACAGAGTACATCTAGTGAACTAGAAGCGGCTCAAATTGCAGATCAAGCCGTTATTGATATGGCAGATAATGCAAATAAGATGGGAACGTCAATGGAATCCATCCAGAATGCTTATCAAGGATTTGCAAAACAGAATTACACGATGCTGGACAACTTGAAGCTGGGATACGGTGGTACGAAGTCAGAGATGGAACGACTTCTTGCAGATGCAACAGCCTTATCAGGCGTTGAGTATGATCTGGACAGCTTGAGTGATGTATATTCAGCAATCCATGTGATTCAGGATGAATTAGGTATCACAGGTACGACTGCGAAAGAAGCAAGCACGACAATTCAAGGTAGTGTCGGAGCCATGAAAGCATCATGGCAGAATTTGCTTATCGGTGTTGCTGATGACAATCAGAATTTCGACCAACTTGTAGAAGATTTTGTTAATTCTGTTGGAACTGTAGCAGAAAATATATTACCACGAGTAGAAATCGCTCTGGATGGTGTCGGAAATCTGGTTGAGGAATTAGTTCCGATTATTATTGATCGAATCCCAGAATTGGCGAATGATGTTCTGCCAGATTTAATACAGTCTGGTGTAAACATGATTTCATCTATTGTAACTGGCTTGAACGAAAATTTACCGGAACTTTTGAGTGGTGGGGCAGAAATTCTTAATACGCTTTCAGAGGGAATTTTATCACTGCTTCCAATGCTTGGAGAGGCTGCTTATAACATAATCACAACATTAATATCAGGAATCACCGATAATGCGGATTCTGTATTCAGTAGTGGTAGTGAGATATTGCTTAATCTTGTGAATGGTATAGCAGAAAAACTGCCAGATTTATTATCTTCTGGGGTTGATGCTGTGATATCATTAGCAATGGCAATAACAGAACCTGGTACACTGACAAATATAATCACGGCTGGTATTAATTTGCTGGTTTCGTTGGTGGATGGAATTTTAAATGCACTTCCAAAATTGTTAGAGGCTGCACCAATTATCATTGCACGGTTGGTATCGGCATTAATTTCAAATGCACCGCAGTTATTAAAGGCTGCTGTTCATATCCTTGTAAAATTGGCGGAATTTATGATTTCAAACACAGCAAAATTGTTGGCAGCCGTACCGAAATTGTTTACTAGCCTTGTAAACAATTTTAAAGAGATGGATTGGGGAAGTATCGGTAAGAATATTATTGATGGAATTTGGAGCGGAATACAAGCGGGCTGGGATTGGTTGACCGGAAATGTAAAAAATCTTGCGACAAATCTGTTTAATGCTGCAAAAGATGCCCTTGGAATCCATTCACCATCGCGTAAGTTTAAATATCTGGGTGAGATGTGTGTTGCTGGTTTTGATGATGGTATACAGGATCTTATGAGCACAGACGGTATTACAAAGAACATTAATGCTAGCATTTCAACGGTAAGTGCTGGAATATCTGGTAATGGTACTAGTACTGGATTAGGAAGCTTCAATCAGACAATTAATGTTAATCAGCAGATTTCAACACCAGACGAACTTGCAAGAGCAGTAAGAGTTGAAAGTAAACAGGGATTAATGAGGGGCGCGTATGGATACTAAAGTGTGTATTCGCTTCGTGAGAAGTGATGAGAGAGAATTTTTAATAGATGGAACAGATTGGAAAATTCCATCAAAAGGTTTAGATGGATTTGGTTCATATGAAAACGACATCACCACGGTAGATAATGCCGTGGGAGATGGCGGGATCATTGTCTCTGACAGAATTGCTCCGAAAGATAGGACTGTGACTGCTATTTCACGAAATCCATATCTGAATGATGTTTTGAGGAAGAGTGCAATATCATTTTTTAACCCGAAATTCGATTACAAAATGTATATAACGTACATGGGCATCACTAGATGGGTGAAAGGTAAAATTTATAAATTTAGCATTCCGGCTCAAAATGTAAACCGGGTGATGGAAATGAACATTACATTGTTAAGTCCAAACCCATTTTTTAAAAGTTATGATAATTTTGGCAAAAACATTGCTTCTGTTGTCGGAATGTGTGGATTTCCATATTTGTGCAGTATAACAAGTGGCACGCCAAAGGGAATCACTGGTGGCAAATTCAATTTTGCTAAAAAAGTGTTGCTCGACAATGATGGAGATGTAGATACCTATTGCAAAGCAGTAATATCAGCAAACGGAGATGTCGTGAATCCTAAAATCATTATTAATGATAATTATGTCAGGGTTCTGGATAATATGAAAGCAAATGATGTTATTATTATTGATTTCACACAGAATCCACCAACGGTAAAAAAGAATGGTGTTAATTTTATAGGACACTGCGATAGAACATCTGCATTTGATGATATGCAGCTTCCAGTTGGTAGTTCGGAAGTTTCTTTTGATGCAGACACTGGAAGCAATCTTATGAATGTTTCGATTTATTATAATAAACTTTATGGGGCAATTTAGGAGAAATCATGAAAGGATTTAATACGATCGCACTAGATAAAAATTATCAGATAGTGTCATTAATACGGTCAACAAATTTACAATGGAGCAGGAAATTCCACGAAGCTGGAACGTTCTCCATACAGATTCCGATAGAGCAGTATAATTCGTCAATGAGGTATATTTACACAAAAGATAGACCGGAACTTGGAAAGATAACACAAATAAATTACGTCCGGCAACAGCAGTATAAATATATTCAGTTGAGCGGGTATTTCATGGAAAAAACATTAGACAGACATGTTATATTTCAGAACGGTGCATCAAATGTGACAAATGCCCCTTCATGGTCATTCCAGAGTGGAAAAGCAGAGGATGTGGCATATGCTTTTTTCAATGCCTTTAAAACGTTAACTACAGCAAGTGCAAGTTCTGATCTAAATATTATTTCCGGAATATCGCTTGGAAGAGGAAAAGATTCTGTGCATTATCGTAACGGAGAACTGCTCGGATGGAAAATCTATGACATCTTAAAACCATCCGGTATGTCTTATAGAGTACTTTATGATTTCGTGGAAAGTAATAAGAAATTTGAAGTATGGAGTGGATCTGACCGGACGGAAAATAATGCAGATGGAAATAATCCAATTATTTTTTCGACAAAATACGGAAATATAAAGAACCCAAATATTTTGATTGATGATACAGAATATAAAAATGCTTGCCTGAATACGAATGAGCAAACAGATAATGATGTCACTACGTATGTTTCGAGAGCTACTTTTAACGCTGCGTCTGGCGATGATGAGTATTGGTTTTTATCAAATAGTTCTACATTAAATAGAAATGAGTATACAAGCAGCGATTTGGCTGTTGCTATGGATAATGAAGCACTAAATGCATTAACTGGATATCCCAAAATTATTAATGTTGAATTTGACGCAATGGAGAGTAGTTACGAATATGGAACAGATTTTGATTTGGGAGATTTGTGCAGTATAGAAATTCCAGAAATGGATTTGTCTGCCCAAGCCAGATTAATTGGCTGCTATGAAGTCATGAAGTCCGGACAGTGGAGCATGACAATGGAATTTGGTACACCAATAATTTTAAAAAGATAGAGGAGGACAAAAATTATGATAGGATTTCCTTTTGATTCACATGTCACATTTGAGAGTGATGGAACACCGGTGTATGATCGTGCGATTACGTCCGCACCACTCAGAAAACTGATAGCCAAATTATTAACGGATGGCATTTTACCAAACCCATCTACCAATCTGCAGGTCGAAGCAGGTAGTGGAATGAATGTTGTTGTTAATCCTGGTTTTGCAATTTGTGCAGGAGGGTTGAAACTGGAAGAAAATCAGCGGACGCTTGCAATTCAGGCAGCAGATTCTAATTATGATCGAATTGATACTGTAGTCTTAAGATGGAACGATAATGATTCGGAGAGAATCTGTGATTTATATATTGTAGAGGGCATACCTGCAGCAAGTCCTTTAAGACCAGAGCTTACAAGAACAGAATCTATTTGGGAATTAGGATTAGCAGATTTATTTGTAAATAAAAATTCTTCCGCTATTTCCAATCAGAGAATTACGGACACACGTTATGAAACTGCAAGATGCGGCATTATATCGGCAATCAGCGAATTTGATACAACAACATTATATCAGCAAGTACAAGCTGATCTTGCCGGATTTAAAGCATCGGAGCAGGCAGATTTTATAACATGGTTCAATGATATAAAAGGTCAGTTATCTGAGGATGCAGCCGGAAATTTACAAAAGCAGATCGGAACGTTGGAATCTTTAAAAACAGAAGTGAAAAATAATCTTGTCAATGCTTTGAATTGGGTTGTTGATAAAACGTCCGGTGTTATTGCGAAGCTTGGAAGTGCGGATATATCAAAAATCGGGGACGGTACCGTGACCGGAGCGATAGTCAATAATAAAGAAGCGATAGAGGATGTCTCCCAGAGTTTAAATAATTCAAAAAAAACGTATATCAATTTAGCACTGCCAAATGTTACTGCTGACGCGAAAGCTGTCTGCGATTATATAAATAAAAATTATTTACTAGGGCAGTTATCTCCTGCATATACAGTCGAATTTGATGTAGTTGCATCAAATGCAGATTGGTTTTCTGGTACTTTGTCCACGGATACCACTACATTATCCCCCGGAAGGACTGTCTGGGGTATTGTACAACAGAGAACTTCATCAGCAGAAAATAGCACTTTATATAAATACTTTGGAAGTGGAACAGGAGGTGCCGGTACAGTATCCCCTTTTAAAAGATATGAGGATGGCTATAATACTGGCTATGCTGCTGGTCAATCAGCAGGTGTTCCTAGTGGC